CTCTCTTAGTTCTTGAATTTTACTCATATTCATTACCTCCAATTTTTAATCAGCTCCAGCCGTCTTTCCAGCTGGGCAATAGGGATAAGTGTCTTTTCTACTGGTTCTTGCTTTGGTTCTTTGTTCATAGGCACTTCTTCAGGTGTTGCTACCTTCTCTTCTCCCTGTTTATCTGAGAGGTATTTCATCCTCGCCTGAATACCAGGGAGTTTGTTCCTTAGAGCATTTGTCACTGTCATCTGGTCAAAGATAAAGCCACCGGAACCTTCATCTACCGGCTCTGATTCATAAAGAATCTTGTCGGCAAACTTTAGCTCGATGGCTTTGTGGGCACTCATCCAGGTTTCTGCGTCCATCATGTGTGAGATTTTCGCTCTGGAAAGCCCTGTCTTTGTCTGATAAGCATTGATAATACTCTCTTTTACTTCACTTAGTAGGTTAATCCCCACCTGCAGATCCGCCACTTCACCAGCAATAAGCATGGCTGGGTTATGGATCATGATCACTGATAGCGGAGAAACACACACCTCATCTCCTGCCATGGCAATGACAGAAGCGGCACTGGCTGCGAGTCCATCTATATGGACACTGACCTTGCCTGGATACTCTTTAAGCATGTTGTAAATCTGTGCAGCAGCGAAGGTATCTCCACCTGGCGAGTGTATCTTTACAACAATGTCATCTGTCTCCGGGCCACTGCTATAAAGCTCCGTCTTAAACTGTTTAGGGGTGATGTCATCGTCAAACCAAGAGGACTCTGCAATGTACCCTTCAAGGTGCAGGGTTCTCACTGTAGTCTCCTCGGCTTCATTCACCACCCACCGCCAAAATTTATCCATCTAATCGACCTCCTTTCTCATCATGAAAAAAGCACTCCTCGATTTCGAGAAATGCTGTTGATACATCGTATTAAGTTTGTATTTGTCCACAGAAATGGTGCAGTTGCACACATGCTTATGCACATAGTTATTCACATGTCATCAAGGCTCATCACCACCAGACTCATCCAATGCTTTCTTCGCGTAGGCGCCTGCCATCTTTAAAGGCAAAAGATTTCCGTTCGCCAAATAGAGATTCCCACCTTCTTCATCAGGTATAGGATCCATGTTCTCCATCCTTCTTACATCATTAACGGAGAAGAAACCATTCTGAATTCCGATGGCGTATCCATCCATCCTGGATTTATAATCCCCTCGCATCAGTGCCGATGCATTGAAGGACACAAAGCACTGCCCTTTCTCTTTTTCAAGAAAGAGCTTCTTGTTCATAGCCTGCTCTATTCGAACCAGCCATGGCCGGATAGTGTGAACCACAAAGCTGATGGACTGGTTCTCAATGTTACTGAATGAACTCTTGCTAAGGTCCGCTACCATATGGGGTGGCACTTGAAAGATTCTACAAATCTCTTCTATCTGAAACTTCCTCGTCTCTAGAAACTGAGCATCGGAGTTTGGCATGCTTATGGCTTGGTACTGAAGGCCATCTTCAAGGACTGCCACCTTGTTGCTGTTTCCACTTCCTCCATAGGCCGCCTGCCAAGCATCTCTCACTTTTGAAGGATCCTTGATGGTTCCTGATGTTGAAAGAATACCGCTAGGTGTTGCGTTATTGGCAAAGAACCTACCACCATATTCTTCAGCGGCAATGTTAAGTCCGATGGCATTTTTCGCAAGAGCCACCGGTGAGTAACCCATGACGCCATCAAAGCCAAGACCAGGTACATGAAGAACATCCTCCGGCCCTAGATAATGGGTGGTGGTATCCTTCCTATAAGCGTAGTAGAGATTGCCATTCTTATCTCTATCCACCATCATCTTGTCGGGAATCAGGGGATAAAGATGCACCACTTCCCCTTTGCCATTTCGAATGATCTGGCAGTAGGCATTTCCCCATAGAAGAAGGTGGGTCATCATGGTTTCTCTTAAGGTAAAAGAGGTCATCTCCGGGTTTGGTTCATCGTGTAAAATCCTATACAGCGGGTGGGTGTACATCTTTTCTTTGCCGTCACCTTGATACCTGTACGTGTGAAGGGGTAAAGATGCCACCGTCTCAGCAATGATTCGCACACAGGCAAAGACTGCTGTGGTCTGCATGGAACTTCGTTCATTGACAATTTTCCCCGATATACTTTGACCCATATAAAAGTTCGGTGCACTGCTGACACTGTCCGTGGGTTCTGCCCTCGCCTTAAATAGCCATTTAAAAAAATTCGCCATAATCTATGTTCACCCCCTTCTATCCTAAAATGATCATGTCGCGTTCATCGTAAATGGACCCATCATCATCCGGTGGATTCACTGTTGCTCTAGCAAGACCCATGATCATAGCCACGATACCGTCGATTTTTTCAGAGGACTTTTCCTTGTCTACCTTGATGTTTCCAGCAGGGTCAGTTCTGACAACGATGTTATCTGCCATCCACCGAAGAACCGGATGCCCGCCATGAGCGATCTGCTTACTTAAAGTGAGTCTCATGAGGTCCTTTGTAGGCGGTGACATATCCTTAAAGCCCTGACCAAAAGGCACCACGGTAAACCCCATGCCCTCCAGGTTCTGACTCATCTGCGTTGCACCCCAGCGGTCATAGACGATTTCTCTGATGTTATATTTCTCACCAAGTCGCTCGATGAATTTTTCGATGAATCCATAGTGGACCACGTTTCCTTCTGTAAGATTTAGAAGTCCTTGTCTGTGCCAGATATCATAGGGAACACTGTCTCTTTTCACCCGCTGATGAAGAGTCTCCTCCGGAAGCCAGAAGTATGGGAGTACCTGAAACTTATCTCCCTCTTCTAGTGGTGGAAACACTAAAACAAAAGCGGTGATGTCACTGGTTGAGGACAGGTCAAGACCTCCAAAACAGACTCGTCCTTTCAGCTCTTCTGGGTCTACAGTGAAATTACAAAGGTCCCACTTATCCATGGGCATCCATTTGATTTCCTGCTTTAACCACATGTTCAGTCTTAGCTGTTTGAATAAGGCGAGATCTGCCGGATCGTCTTTGACCTGATTGTAGTGCTCCCTAACTCTCTCTATAGAAATGGTATGGCCAAGACTTGGGTTGGCCTTATACCAGTTGTTTTCATCTTCAATGTCCGCATCGTCCTCTAGCCCATAGATAATGGCGAGGAATGTCGGATCTACTCTCTTGCCTTCAAGTATGTCTTTCGCCTTTTGATGCATCTCCCAGCCATAGCCAGAGAGTTGATTTCCTGCAGTGGTGAGGTATAAAAATAGCGGCTGGGTTCTCGCATCCCCTGAACCGGTGGTCAGCATCTTGGCAAGGTCCGGATTCGGGTAGGTCCAAATCTCATCAAGGATAACGCAGGAAGCATTGATCCCTGACTTTGATTTAACATCGGAACTAAGCACCTGATAGAAGCTCCCCGTCTTGGGATAGGTGATTCGTTTAGTGGAGCGCACAAGGTTTGTGACGTTTGATAGGGTTGGATTCCCTTCCACGAAGTTCATACTGGTGTTGAAAATAATACTAGCCTGTTGTCTATCACAAGCGGCTACATACACTTCAGCATTAGGTTCCCCATCAGCAAGAAGCATGTAAAGGGCAATGGCTGCGCCCAGCTCCGACTTACCGTTTTTCTTACCAATCTCCACATAAGCGGTTCGGTACTGGCGGGTACCATCTTCTCTCAAAGTTCCAAAGAGGCGCCTAACCAGGTCCTTCTCCCAGGGAAGTAACTTAAAAGGCTGACCGGCCCATCTGCCTTTGGTCAGCTTCAGTTGTTCGATAAAGTTAATGGCGTGGTTGGCATGAGCTTCACTAAATGGCATAGGCCTCTCCCCCTTTCAAATTAGTCGTCCTTACTCTTTTTCAGAATGTCCTCCGCCTTTGGTACATTTGAAAGCAGCTCTTCCATGGCATCGCCCTCGATGGTGCCTGCGCTGTTATTGATGTTGAGTCTACTTCTGGCCGATGGGCTTAGCCCAAGCTCTGAACAGAAGTTTCTCATCTGTTTAAGGTTCTGCTGGGCAATGGATACTTGAGGAATCTGCTGAATGTATCCTGAAGCGGTCTTTAAAATGGATCCATGCTTTGAGATGAATTCTTCTGCTTCCTTCCATCTGGCATAGGCCTGACAGTACCCGGCAAAGGCAGCCATATCCACCTCAGTCAATAGTCCCATAGATTCCAGTTCTTTTGATAGCCTTCTCCATTCTTTCTTGGCATCCGGTTCCAGCCATGACGGGCACTTAGGTGCTATCTGTTTTGGTTTCGGTTCATTCTTATTCAGTGGTCTTTTTCCTGGATTTCCTTCCAGCTCTTTGACCGCTGTAGGTTTTGGTGGTCTTCCTCTACCTGCCATAACTTTCACCTCCTTCATTTACTGCAAAGAAAAAAGACCCGAAGGTCTTCGTTCAAAACCACATTCTATTTTGTTTTTCGCCCTTCTGCTCTTCCCAGTTCAAAGGCAAGCTCTAAGGCTTTCTTCACTCCCCATACGGAAACATCATGAAAATCAAGTCCGTCGGAGTTTCTGGTTTCTAAAGTCTCCATAAAGAGATGCTCTTTTGCGATGGCTTCCAGTTTCTTTTCGATTTTTTTGTTCATGGTTTCATTCCCCTTTCCTTTTGGTGTGTACATAATAGCTCTAGTCGGGGAGTATAGCCAGTAGTATTTGTGTATACTTGAAGATTTATATCAAAGAGAAAAGAGCCTCTTTTCAGGCTCTAGATTTCTCTCAGTTTACGCTTTTCATGTCGACTTTGATTACTTCGACTTTCCAGTCTATAAAGCTCTTTAACCATTTTTCCGAGAAATTTTCTGCCATCTCTTTACTGTCCCAGAAACAAACCATATCAAAACCAAAAGTCCATTTAGGTTGATCCTCCCAAATGCTAAGGTATAGCTTCCTACCAGTTTTCGTCTCCGTGGTAACCATGTAGAAAATCGCCATTTCTTTTCGTCTTATTTTTACACTCATACTCATTACTTCGGCGGCTCGTTTAATCACGAATTCCCTTGTAGTTAAAGTTCCCTTTTCGAATCTCTTCATGATCTCTTTCCACAGCTTTGTTGTACTCAGGGTCTTTTGTTTCCTTCTCTTTACAACTCATGCAGATGCACTGCTCATTAAACATGGACATGATTCGTCCACCTTCTAAGCTGCCACCACAACGGTCACAATGTTTTTGATTAAAAAATCGATCCATCTATCCGCACCTCCTACTCCACATCCACATATTCCATCAAAATACCTAGGGCTTCATCATAGCTTTTGGCATCACTTGTGATTCGCTTAATCATTTCATCTGCCTTATCAGGCTCCCCAGCTTCCTTGAGGGTTCGTGACACAATCCCCATGAGATTAAAGATGTTCCCATCCTCACCTGTGAGTCTGCATTTAGGTTTCATCATTTTCATCCACCTTTCTAAAGGCCCCGCTCCCCTCAAGGTGCTTAAGAAGTGTCTTTCTGGTTTCCTTGTACTCTGGACCATTCATTCCGATGCGGATCAGCCAGGTTCTAAGGGCATACTTTGGATTGTCATCCTGTGCCTGTTTGTAGGATGCTCGTTTTAAGGTTCTGGCATAGCTTGCTATGAGAACGCATAGATCTTGAAATGCCTTGATCCTTTCTGGATTCAAGTTTGAGCTGTGAAGTTTAAAGGTGTACGTCCTCTCGTCAAAATCAATCTGAAATCCTGGGCGCCTGTTTGTTCCGAGTTTTTCTAGGGCTTCTTTAAGCCCTTCAAAGTCCTTAATCTCAAAATCACTTAGATCTTCAGCAAACCCCTCATCCATGAGTGCTTCCTCTGTTTCAAAAGCCATCATGATGAGTCGCTGCTTACTGTAAAGCATGTTGATAATGTTCTTCAGGCTATCAGCTGTGTGCTCTTCAAAGTTAAGTTTAACTTCAACTCCACTAAGATCTTCTAGCGAACTAGAATTTTTTGGATTTTGAGCTGCTTCTAGAATTTCCACCTCATTCATCTCGGCTTCATGAATTTCCTCTTGACCAGCCATTGGTTCTGGCGGAACTTGCTGGCCCAGGATTTCTTCTATAGTGATGAACTCTCCACCCGCTCTCGTAATACCACCATGTCTATCAATGGTATAGACTTCCGTTTCAGTTCTGATTTCATAAGCGAAGCTTGGAACACTTAAGTACTTAGGTTTCACGCCAAAATGCTCACCCAGTTGTTTGATCATTTCTTTTCTTTCCATTTTTAATCCTCCTTTACTTGGTTGGTACTTCTATACATCACTCACACTGCCCTAAATAGCAAGCTAAATATTTTTTATTTTTGAATATGGAAGCCCTACCATTGAATTGGTAATTTCTTTCATATAACATAGAAGTAACAACCTAGGAGGTGCAAATGAAATCAACAGGCATTGTTCGGAAAGTTGATCAGCTTGGCAGAATCGTCATCCCAAAAGAACTCAGAGATACACTGGGTATGGATCCAAAAGTCCCGCTCGAGATTTTCACCAGCGAGGAGACAATTATTCTGAGTAAATACGAGCCGCAATGTGCAATCTGCGGTAATGCAAAAGGCACTCGTAAATTTAAAGGAAAACTCATCTGCAGTAATTGTATTGCCTATATCAAAGAAGCAGGCCGCTAAGCCTGCTTTTTGCTTTCTTAAGTTCTAGAGCTCGAGGCCAACATACCGCCCATAGGAGTATCCCTCATTATTCACAAGGATTTTTTCCCCGGTATCAATGTTTATAACGCGGATGCATCTTACCTCTCCGTTTTGGTTGATGCCCCCGTCTTCTATCGTGATCCAGGGCTGATCTTTGAAAAAATCCTGGGCAAAACCCCTGAACTCTTCATCCTTTAGAATCACTTCTCTTGTAATGATGTATGGCCGCCCTTTCTTTCCCTCTTTGATGGCTTGGTGGGTGAGTTCTTTAAGCTCTACTAGGTCGCACACTTTTCTACCGAATATGGCTTTCATCACTTTCTCCCTCCCACTCGTTTGAAATACCCTGTTTCCAGAAAATCCTCCATCTCGCCTGGGGTGTAGATCAGGCA